AATTAGAAAAATTTGCAATTAATTCATTGGTTTCAGCAACTCACACTTCTGAAATGGATGAAGAAGATAGAAATGACATAATCAAAAAAATTAATAAAGCTGGCGAAAATGATTCAGAAAATCCTACTATGGATGATGATAGTAACAATGATGATTTCGGAGATGATAACGGTGATGGGGATGGAGCTGACTTTGGTGGAACTTCTCAGGATTCTGGGGATGAAGAGCTTGATGAAATTAAAATATTTGAAAATGAAAATATTTTCTTAAAACAACCTAAAAAAATGAGTATTTTTGCACCAGAAGGTAGTGAAGAGTTTATGGAAGAAAATAGACTTGATGAAAAGAAACCATGTTGGACTGGTTACAAACAAGTCGGTATGAAGGAGAAAAATGGTAAAGAAGTACCTAATTGTGTGCCTATTAATGAGAATTTAGATGAGGGTAATGGTTTATGGGATAATATGTGGGATAAAAGAGCAAGAGGTGAATCACCAGCAAAACCAGGTGATAAAGGTTATCCAGATAAAAAACAATGGAATAAACTAACCAAAGAAGGGGAAGACGAATCAAACAATTATATGTTTTGGTTAAACCTTAAAGGTATTCACGATGATGCAATAGAAATATTACATATGGATAATTCAAAAGTAGATGCTTTAATCGCTGATGGTCATCAATGGGCTTTTGAACACCTTGTAACATCTAAAGATGATATTGAAGAAGTTTATCATTTCTTGGAAGGAAACTTAGAAGGTAATGAAACTATGATGAGTGAAAATATGGGTGAATCAAACAATTATATGTTTTGGTCTAGTCTTAAAACTATTGCTCATGCATCTGGTGAATTATTAAAAATGGATAAAGGTGCTGTTGATAATATACTTTCTGATGGTCATGGTTGGGCTTTAGACCATATTGCTACTGCTAATGATGATATGGAAGAAGTTTATCATTTCTTGGCAAATACATTAAATGCTTATAATGGTGATACTGAAGATGGTTATGAAGATGAACATGGAAGTGTTGAAGGTGATAATCTTTATGAAGGTAAATATGATGGAAAACCGTTAGGAAAACCTATGAAAGGTGATGTTAAGAAATTTAAAGTTTATGTTAAAAACGCTAAAGGTAATGTAATAAAAGTTAATTTTGGTGACCCTAATATGGAAATTAAAAGAGATAACCCTGAAAGAAGAAAATCTTTTAGAGCTAGACATAAATGTTCACAAGCAAAAGATAGAACAACACCTAAATATTGGTCATGTAAAATGTGGTCAAAAACACCTGTATCAAAATTAGTTGGTGAAAACTTGGTTAATTTAGAAAAATTTAGTATATTTGACAAAAATACATTAAAGTCTAAATTACACGAAACATTTAATCAAGAAAATATGTCAGAACCATTAGTAACACCAATAGTTAAACCAACAACAAAACCTGCTCCAAGCAGAAGAAATAAACCGTTTACAATAGAACCAGATTCTATCCCTCAACCAGACCCAAAAGCTTTGAATGAAGGTAAATTTGATTACGAGACTTATCACAAAACACTTTCTAGTGCTTTAGATGAAGTTAGATTCTATGTGGTTAAAAGAGGTTTTGATGAGATAGAATTTAATATGAACGATGTTCAACATGTTGGATATGGTCATACTGAAAGATTACATAAAGAATTAACAAAAAACGGTAAGCCGTTAAGACAATCTATAAATATTCAAATTTATAGAATGGATAGTGGAAATTATGAATTAAATATGTATATAGCGTAATGAAAGAGTATTTTTTAGTTTATATAAATAAAATTGGTATGAATCATAAAGGTAATTTATTATATGAATTTATCTTTTCAGATACAACAAAAAATGTTGATGGTGATAATTGGGATACATACCCAGCATCTGGTAGACCAGAACCACCACATTCAAATTTTATTAAAAAAGTAGGTATGCTTGAAACTGAAATGATATTTGAATTAATTCAAGATAGTGATACACTAGCTGTATGGGATGCTGTTGATGGAATAATTGCTTTGGGATATGAAAACATAAATGATTATGATACATATCCAGAATCAAGACTTCATTTTCATTTTGGTGACCCAATAAAAAAAATTGAAGATGCGTTATATGAAAAAGATTTAATATTACAATATACAAAACAAACAGCAAATGAAAACAAATAAAATACAAGAAGTTGATGTTATCGTGAAAAACGCTAATGATGTAAAAACATTGGCATCGACAAATTCTTTGGATAAAAATTCTAAAATTTACGTTGACCCGACAGCTAAACCAGGTGCTGTTACGGAAGAAGATGAAATGTTAGAACCTGAAGCTATAATTACACCTCAGGATGATGCAACTATCAAATATCTTTCTAACGTTAGAGATAAAAAAACAGGTGAAATATCACAACCATTTACTATTGCTGATAAAAAATATCAAATGGTAAGAGGTATAAAACCTTCTAAAGAAATAGTAATGGCTGTATTTTGTCATGACGAATTAAATGAATCTGGTGAAAATGTTATTCACCCAATAGAACACTTTGAAAAAACCATTGTACAACCTATAATGGAAAAAGAAGCTATGATGCAACAAGAAGTTATGTTTGGTAATGATATTGAAGAAAAGGTTAAACCTAAAGTTGAATCTAAAAAGGAACAAGAATCATTAAATCTTTCTGAATTCAAACATTATTTGGTTAATGAAAAATCTGGTAAATTCAGAAAATTCAAAAATATTGTTGAATTAGCAGCAGCTGTTATGGATAAAGAAGAAAAATATATGCCAATAAAAGAATTTAGGAAATTCTTTGAAAATAGGGTGTTTGGTGGTAAGAAAGAAACAGAAATGAATTTAATGGAAGTAGCACCTACTGGTGAAGAAACCGATGAAGAAATGAATGCCAAAGCTAAAAAACTTATGGTTATGATTAGTAAAAGAATCCCATCAAATGTTATTGAAACTATTAAGACACCTGTTGCTAAAAGAGAAGTAATCGCAGCTTTTGCTGAATTGATTGGTGTTCCAAGACAAGGATTACCTAGTTTAATTAATGGTTTAAAAGATTTGGCTAAAACTAAATCAACATCTCCAGTTGCAGCACCAGGTACAGCACCAACAGCAGGTGGACTACCACCAGAAAATCAATTAGCACCAGTTGGTGTTGCTGAAAGAAAAGTTATAACAAAAGCAAAATTAACTGAAAGCTTATCACAACCAAAAGTAATAAAAACAATAAAAGTAAAAGATATAAAATAATGGCCGATTATAGAAAAATAGCTGAAGAAGCATTAAGAAAAGCAAAAGAAGCAAAAGGACAAACACCAAAAGTTTTAAATGAAAGTTTGGTATATCCTGAAGGTTTAGAAGAAAGAATGCATCCTATATTAGAAAAAGAATTAGTTAATCAAAAAACTTCTTTAGGTAAACACCCTATATTTCCAGAAGGTGATGAAAATTCTTTTGAACAAAAAATTATGGGTGATAGATTTAATGAAGTTGCTAAACGTTATAAAACAGCACATAGTACCAATTCAATTGATAAAGCAAAAGCTATGCTTGAATTATTTCCATTGGTTAAAAATACAATGCAAATAGAAGAAGAGCATAAAAAAGAATTAGAAGATTTAGCCGTTAAAATTATTCGTGAAGAATTTGATATGGATGAAAGTGCTGTTGAAATAGAAGCAACACTAACACCAAATATCAATATAGAAGGAACCAAAAAAAATCCAACACCAGTAAAAAGTGAAATGGAATTTAAAAACCATGATGAGATTGTTGATAGTAAAGATGAAGTTTATAAAAGAAGATTTGTAAATGCAATGATTCAAGGTGCTTCTAAAAAATGTAATCATATGTTTCATATGGTACAAGATGAATTAGCTGAATTAGACCCTAAATTAAGCAACTTATATTCAAAAATGATGTCCACTGCCGATTATATGTATTACATCATTCCTGACATGGAAAATGGGGTTAATGGCGGTGTTGTTAGAGTTGAGTTTCCAACAAAGAATAATCCTAAGGTTAAAATAATTGCACAAGCAATGGTTTTTCCAGTTCTTATTCATGAATTGGTAAAAGGTGTAATGGAAATTTTATCTGCTAAGGGTTTACCTAAAGATAAAATGGGTAAATTTGTAATTGATAAAGCTGATTATTTAGCTGCAGAACCATGGGATATGAGAATAGGTCCAGCATTATGGTCTAGATTTACTGATGCTTTTGATGCAGAAGATTTTTCTTTAAAACATCATGTTTGGAGTGATTTAGTTGTATTACCACCAAAAGAATTTAATCCTAAGATGAAAGAAATAATGGCAGGTACAAAAGAAGGTAAAAAAATAATAAAAGATTTAATCAAAGAAATAAAATTAGATATGCAGAGAGATGAATTTGAGGAATCAATGTCTGGTATAGATGATGAAATTAATGATAAAATTGAAGGTTATGATTGGAATGAATTAATGGGTGATTCCGATGATGATATTGATTCAGAAGATGGATTTGATGTCGATGATTTATTCAGTTAAAAACACTTAAGAGGCTCCTATACGGGCCTCTTTCTTTTTGATATATTGTGTTTTCTGATGTTAACACATATTTATTATAAAAAGAAATTATGAATTTAACTAGTAATGAAATTCTTAAAGAATATACAAAGGGGTTAGTTAACCCTACATACGTTATTGAAACATATTTAGAAACTTTTGATAAAACACAAGAGGGTTTTGTACCTTTTCAATTATTCCCTAGACAAAAAGAAATTATTCGTGCATATGAGGCACATAGGTTTAATTTAGTAACAAAACCTAGACAGGCTGGAGTATCTACAACCACAGCTGCTTATATGGCTGTTAAAGTTGGTTGGGCTGATTCTGAAAACCCTGAGAATGTTCTAATTATTGCAAATAAGCAAGAGCTAGCTTTTGAGTTTTTAGCAAAGATTAAAGATTTCCTTTCACAACTACCTAGATGGGTTTGGGGTGATGAATACTACGGAAATGAAAAAAAGGAATCAAAATCAATATTCCTTACAGATTCTAAAAAAGAAATTAAATTACCTAATGGTAGTCGTGTTAAAGCGGTTGCAACATCTAAAGATGCACTTCGTGGATTTACACCTACATTCCTTATCATGGATGAGGCTGCTTATATTGATAATGGAGCTGAAGTATTTGGTGCTGCACTTACTGCACTAGGTACAGGGGGTAGAGCAACACTTATTTCCACACCAAATGGTATGGATTCACTATACTACAAAACATATGACCAAGCTAGAACCAAAAAAAATAACTTTAATGTTATTGAAATGAAATGGTATGAGGATTTGCGTTATAATAAAGACCTTAGATGGTATAAAGATGATTCAGTACAACAAGAAGTAATATTCACATTTGAATCGTATAAAACAATGCTTGATGATGGTTGGAAACCAAGTTCAACATGGTACGAACAAATGTGTATGGGTATGAACAACGATGTTAAGATGATTGCTCAAGAGCTTGATGTATCTTTTATTGGTTCTGGGGGTAACGTTATCAACGAAGAATTTATTGAATACCAAGAAAAAAATAATGTTAAAGAACCATTATATGTTGAAGGATTAGAACATGAAACATGGATATGGGCAATACCTGAAGAAGGTCACCAATATGTTATGGGTTGTTTACCTCCAGATGAAAAAGTTTTAACTGATAGTGGGTTAAAAAACATACAAGATGTTGATATTACCGATAAATTAATTAGTGAAAATGGTGATTATGTAGATATAATTAATAAACAAATTTATCCAGTTATTGATGAGGATATTTTTGAGATTCAGATGGATAACACTTTTAGAACAACTACTTTTACAAAAGAACACCCAATATTAATTAGTAAACCAAATTTAAAGAGGAATTATAATAAGACTCACGATAAATACAATTTAAACCAAAGATTTTGGAATTTTGATTTTGATTATGTTAGAATGGAGACGGTTAGAGTTGGTGATTGGGTGAGAGTACCTAACATATATAAAAAAGAGAATACTAATTTTTTAGATGATAAATGGAAAATTTCTAACGATATTAGATGTGATTTTGAGGTTGACTCACCGTTACTAGATGAGGATTTTTGGTGGTTTATTGGTATGTGGTTAGGTGATGGTTGGTTAGGTCATTATAATAAAGATTCGTATACAATTTCAATATGTTTCGATAAATCACACCATTCTTATATCGAGAAATGTGAGAGTATAATTAAAAAATTATTTAAACGTTCACCATCATTTATAGATAAAGGTACTACTTTTGAGGTTGTGTTTAATTCTAAATTTTTATACCATTTTATATTAGAGAATTTTGGTCAATATTCTACTGGTAAAAAGATAATAGAATGGGTTAAATTAATTCCAAATAATTTTAAAAAGGAATTAGTTAGGGGTTATTTTGATAGTGATGGGTGTTGGATTAAAATCGTTAAGAACGGAAAAACAAATTCTAAAGTAAGTTTTGTAAGCGTAAATTTAGAACTATTAGAATCAGTACAAGATATAATATTTTCGTTAGGTATCATATCAACATTAAATAAATTACGTAATTCTAAAATTACAGAAATTTGTGGTAAAGTGTGTCAGCAAAAAGAAGCGTATAATTTAACATTAGGTAATCACGATAGTTTAGACTTGATTAAATTGATTTATAAATCAGATGATATCAAATTAAATAAATTTAAGATTAACGAATTTAATACAATAAATAAAAGACCTATTAGTTCTTGTCATTTTGACGATACAAAAGATAACATATATTTTAGAGTTAAAGGTATTAATAAAACTAAATACACTGGTAATGTTTATAATTTTGAATGTGAAACACATACCTTTATGTGTCACCACATAACAACACATAATTGTGATGTATCTAGGGGTGATGGTGAAGATGCTTCTACAATCGTTGTAGTTGACGTTACGACAATGGAACAGGTTATGGAATATCAAGGTAAAATTCAACCAGATTTACTTGCTCAAATTGTAGAACAATACGGTGATTTATATAAAGCTTATACTGTAGTCGATGTAACTGGTGGTATGGGTGTATCAACAGTATTAAAATTACTCGAATTCCAATACAAAAGACTTCACTACGATAATGCCAATGGTAAAATTCTTTCTGCAAGACAAAGAGAATTATCGTCACATGGTAAAGTAGATAAAATACCAGGTTTTCATGCAACTAGTGTCCGTGTACCTATGATTTCAAACCTTGAATATCAAATTAGAACTAACGGTATTAAAGTACGTTCAAGTAGAATGGTATCTGAAATGAAAACATTTATTTTTAAAAATGGTCGTCCTGACCACATGGAAGGATACCATGATGATTTACTTATGGCTATTGGTATGGCTTTGTGGGTTATTGAACATTCATTTAAAAATTTAGAAAGACTTGAAAAACAAACCAAGGCTATGTTAACTAGTTGGGTTGCTGGTGGTACGGATAACCCTGTAACTACACCTATGCCTGGTGATGGTTTTGTGTCAGTGGCAAATAGACATGTTGTGGCAAATAAATCACCTAAATTTAACCCCGTTGTTTCTAAAAACATGCAAGACCCAACAGGTAAATACATGTGGTTATTTAGTGGTTCTAGATAGAAAACCCTTTAATTTTCAAATAAATACATTATAATTAAAATAAAAAATATGGCAACAAATAAAAATTTAACAGTATTTCAAAGACTAGGACAAATCCTAGGTCCAGATGCTGCAACAAAAACACAAATTAAGCAAACACAAAAATATAATATTGGTAAAGGTGAATTACTAAAAACCGATAATAAAGCTGAATTTGAACAAGCTAAATTACAAGCACAACAAAGCAAATATTTAGGTCAAGTATGGAAAAAAGTTGAGAGTGGTTTATTCCAACAATCAATGAATTATGAAACAACTCGTATTGGTTCTTATTCAGATTTTGAAGCTATGGAATTTTATCCTACAATTGCAGCTGCTTTGGATGTAATGATGGAAGAATCGACAACCCTTAATGATAAGGGTAAGATGATGAATATTTATTCTGATAGCAAACGTGTTAAAAGTATTCTAGAAGACTTATTTTTTAATAGATTAGATTTGCATACAGCATTACCAATGTTTACTAGAAATACATGTAAATACGGTGATAATTTTGTTTATATGAATATTGATGAGAAACATGGTATTATGGGTGGTAAACAAATGCCTAACTATGAAATGGAACGTAGAGAATCTGGATTATTTGATATGATATCAGGTAGAGAATTAGCTCATAGTGAAGAACAATCAGCTGGTGATAAAGTTAAATTTTTCTGGAGAGGTCGTGATATTGAATTTAATTCATGGCAAATTGCTCACTTTAGACTTTTAGGTGATGATAGACGTTTACCTTATGGTACTTCAGTATTGGAGAAAGCTAGACGTATTTGGAAACAACTTATACTTTCTGAAGATTCAATGCTTGTTTAT